CCGAGGAAAACTTGAATCTATGAGTTTCGGCGCGCGCGTGAAAATGCTCACCGAGGGCTACAAGCGAGACTTGAAGCGCGTCAAGACGACGGCTGCGCTATCGGCCGTCAACGAAGCTCAAACGCCGGTCAAGGCCGGCGGGCGAATGCCGGTTGATACCGGATTTCTTCGGCGCAGCATCCGTGCTGCTATTGGCTCGATGCCGAGCGAATCGGATGACTCTCCGGCCGCTGCGCTTTCGCGCGCTGACCTCGGCGAGCCGGTGCTGATCGGATGGACAGCCAGTTACGCCATGATTCAGGAGTTGCGGCAGGGATTCATGCGCGGTGCGGCGATGAATTGGGATCGGCATGTGCGAGATGCCGTGCAGAGGGTGAGGCGATGAGCGCCGATCTGCAAATCCTTTCCGGCGCAATGGAGCGGTTGCAGAACAACCCGCCCGACAGCCTGCCGATTGCATGGCCGGGAATTGATTTCAACCCGCCGACCGGGCAAAGTGCCTTGTGGCTGGAGCCTTCGCTTTTCCCTGCCGACAATGATAATATCGCGTGGCAAGGCAATGCGAAGGTGCGATTTAGCGGCTTTTTCCAAGTGCTGGTCGGTTACCGAAACAGCCCGGATGGAATCAAGCCGGCATACGAGGTGGCGGAGCAGATCGTCACGCTGTATGCAAAAGGGACCGCGCTTGGTCCCGTTGCTGTGTCTCGTAGGCCCAGCATCGGCCCGCCGGTGGCGGACGAAGGACGAAACTATCTGCCTGTAACTATCCCTTATCTTGGGATCGCATAACCACCGGAGGAACAAGACATGTCTCAAACGAACATCAATGCAACTGTCGAAATCGCCGTAGACGGCAGCGGCTCCTCGACTCCCGACTATCAGAATGCCGATCTGGACCTTTCTGGCTTTCAGGCGCTTCTTTTCGAGAAAATTCCCGATGTCGGCCAGTTGGGCGATACGGGCGTCAATGACACTTTCGTGGACTACCCGACCTGGGGTAGCCGGCTGGCCCGAAAGCAGAAGGGTTCTTCGTCCGGGCAGGAGCCGGAACTGCGCTGCCTCCAACCGCGTTCCGGCACCGAGCAGCCCGGCCTTGCCGCGCTGAAAGCGGCCGGCGACACCAACAACAACGTCGCTATCAAGTGTACGTGGGAAGATGGGCACGTCGAGTACATTCGCTGCCTCGTGCGCGCGCCGGCGCTCGCCAAGGGCGAGAATCAGGCGTTCCGCGAGATGGTGTTCGGGCTCGGCATCAACCAGAAGCCTGTATTCGACGACGAATCCTGATCCGTGACCCGGCAGGTTGCCGGGTCGCCTTTCATCACCCAGTGGAGTGAAGCAGTATGGACATCACGGACTTTCAGCCTCATGAACGCGAGGTCGAGCTTTTCGCCCCGAACGGGCAACGCACCGGAATCTGGTTTCACTTGCGCCCGCCCGATGCGCCGGAAATCAAGGCCGTCGAACGCAAGCTGGACGATGCGGTACTTCGATTCCGTGGCCGGTTGCCGGCAGCGGAGCGCAAAAAGTTTCGCGAAAATCGCCTTGTGGCCGGCGTGGCCGGCTGGCACTTCGATGATGGCGCCATGACGGTCAACGGTGAAGAAAAGCCGAAGTTCAGTGAAGCTCGCCTGCGAAAGCTCCTGCAAATCGAGTGGATTGCCAAGTTCCTCGATACCGAAATGGGCGATGAAAACGCTTTTTTCGAGAAGCTGGACAATGCCTGACAGAGCGCGTCCGCTGGATCGTACTCTGGCGGACGCCCTATAAAAGCTGGCAGATGGGTGGGCAGAAAGAAACGCTTACCCTTGAGGAGTATCACCACCGGTACGGTGTCGATCCCGAGCCAGAACCAGAGCCGCCTGATTCGGTCACGCATATTGACCGATGGTTCTGGGAACTGTCAGAGCGGCGGCAGCAAGGCATGAACGGCCCGCTGCCGCTTTCGTTCAGCGAGATAGAAGCGTGGTCCCGCGTCACGGCAACGCCGGTTCGTCCGATTGAAGCCCGGATGATGGTCGACATGGACAATGCCTATCTTTCGGCCTGCGCCGAGGTCAGGGGCATTGCCGAACGTGAACGCAGAGAGGGTCAGTCTCAATGACCGATGTTGCCGATCTTGCCTTTCGAGTAGACGATCGCGGCCTTTTGCGGGGCACGAAGGCGCTCGATGATCTGGCTGTCAAAGCAGGCAAGGCCGAATCGGCAACCGAGCGCATGATCGCAAAGGCCGAGCGTCTTGGCGAGTCCATGTCTAGCCTCGGCAGTTCCCTCTCGATGCGCGTGAGTGCGCCGCTGGTCGCGATGGCCGGCGTTGCCGTCAATTCGTTTGCTCGATTCGACTCCGCGATGAATCAGTCGCTTGCCATCATGGGCGACGTGTCTGAGGAATTGCGGGGCGAGATGTCGCAGGCCGCGCGCGACATGGCAAAGCAAACTACGTTCAGCGCAGAGCAGGCGGCAGAATCGTACTTCTTTCTTTCTTCCGCCGGCTTGGATGCAAGGCAATCGATTGAGGCGCTTCCGCAGGTCGCCAAGTTTGCGCAAGCCGGCATGTTCGACATGGCGACTGCGACCGATCTTGCGACGGATGCGCAGTCGGCGCTCGGCATGTCCGTCGAAGACCCGATCCGCAACCTTGAGAACCTGACGAAGGTTACCGATACGCTGGTCGGCGCCAATACTCTCGCCAATGCTAGCGTAGAACAGTTTGCCTCGTCGCTGACCAACCGGGCCGGCGCGGCGATGAAACAGCTGAACATCGAACTCGAGGAAGGCGTCGGCGTACTTGCGGCATGGGCCGATCAGGGGATCAAGGGCCTGCGGGCTGGCGAACAGTTCAACATCGTCACGCGCGAATTGGAACGCGCCGCGCGCGACAACGCCGATGCTTGGGAGCGGCTAAACCTGAGCGTGTTCGACTCCGAAGGCAACTTCCGGTCTATGGCCGATATCATCGGCGATCTGGAAGGTGCGCTCGAAGGCATGTCGACCGAACAGCAGGGCGCCACGCTCGAAATGCTCGGCTTCCAGTCCGAGTCGATTGCCGCCATTCGGCCGCTGATCGGTCTGTCGGATCAGATCCGCGAGTACACCCGCGAACTCAAGGACATGGGCGGCATCACCGATGAGGTGGCGAATAACCAGCTTCAGTCGTTCAGCGCCCAGATGGGCCTTACATTGTCGCGGATCAATGACGTTGCGATCAGCGTTGGTGAGGCGCTTGTGCCGGCCCTGTCTACCCTAAACAAATGGCTGAACGACGATATTATCCCGCTGGCCGAAAACTGGACCGACCGCTTTTCCGAGGCAGAGGGGTCGACGCAGTTGCTCGTCATCGGAGTCGGCGCGCTGGCCGCTGCCATCGGGCCGGCGCTGGTGGTCATGGGCGCGCTAGTGAAATCAGTCGCTACCCTGATTCCGCTGATGCGGTCGCTTAACGCCGCTACGCTCGCCAACCCGTTTTTCATGGTCGCGACCGCCGTTGGCGCCGCAGCCGTTGCAATCGAGCGCCAATTCGTGCCGGGGATGAAAGAAGTCGGCGCGATGGAACAGATCATCAACGTCCTCACCCGCGCATGGATTGTACTCTCTGAAACGATCAAGGCCGGCGCCGAACTGACGATGGCAATGGCGCAAACGATGGTCGGCGCGGTTCGAACGGTAATAGCGCCCATCGAAGGCATGGTCAATTCGGCTGGCGCCGCGATGCAAAAGCTGATCGAGCGTGATTTTGCCGGCGCTCGGGACGCAATCATGGGGATCGGCGACGAGATCGTAGAGGCAAGCCAGCGCGGCCAGCGGCAGATGCAAGAAGGCTTGGAAGGTATGACCGAATGGTGGTCCGAGCTTCCCGAGCGCGCTAACGAGGTCGTGCGGTCGGTCACCGAAACGCGCGACGCGCTTCTGGATTCCGCCGACGCTGCCGATGATGCGAACGACGGCATGAAAATGCTTTCCGGCGGCGTAGATATGGCTATTGCCGCGTTTGAACAGTACGGCGGCGTTGCCGTTGAAGTCAACGAGCAGATCGAAAACACAAAGACTGGCACCGATGCGGCCTCAGAAAGTGTGCAGGAGTTCGAAGAAAAGCTCAGGGACCAGATTGACTCGCTGCGCCGTCAGAAACTTGAGCTAAAAGGCGGCACCCGCGAAGTTTTGATGTACGAACTTGCGCAGTTGAAGGCCGAGGGCGCGACCGACCAGCAGGTTCAAACGCTCGAAGTTTTGATTGATCGCATCGTGGAATCGGAAAAAGAAATCGAGGCGCTCACCGATGCCACGCACAGCCAGACCGACAGCATGGAGGGGCTGGACTTCGGCATGACGGCTGTGATCCAGCGGTTGCAAGAGCTTCAGCAGGAATACGGTAAAACCAGTGAAGCGACGACGGAGTGGGAGCGCATCACCACGCGCGGCCTCGATAATCTGCGCAACGCATTTGCCGGTTTTATCTCGGGCGAGATCGAATCGTTCTCGGAGTTCGGCGACATCCTGACCCGGACGATGGAAAGCACGGTCGGCGATATGGTCGACGTTGTGCTCAACAGCGGCTTGCAAGGTCTGTTTAACGGAGATGGTTTTCAGGGTTTCGGGATCGGTGCCGGTCCGTTGATGCAAGACGGCCAATTCACGCAGGCAGGCAGCAACCTGCTTGGCGCGGGCGCTGGCATTTCGAGCTTGCTCGGAAACCTGATCGGCGGCGAGGTCGGCGGCGCGCTGTCTGGACTGGGGCAGGGCGCGCTGATGGGAAGTTCGTTTGGCCTGCCGGGCGCGATTATCGGCGGCATCGTCGGCGGACTTGCAGGCCTGTTTGGCGCGGATCGTCCGCCGCGTTACGACTTGGCTGGTCAGGCGACGTTCGACACCGCGCCGGGATTCCGCGCCACCAATCCCGAATCATTCCAGACCGAGCTAGGAACTGTATACGCCAATTTCCGGCGCATGGATGCGCAACAGGAAGAGCAGATCCGCGAGGCGTTGCGCCAGTTCGACGCCACGGTAGCCGATGTGGTCGGTGACGAGTTTCTGCACTTGGCCGAGCGCGCGGTGGAATCGTTCGCGTTTGAGAGCCGATTCGAAGGCGACGATCCGAGCATCTTCCTTGAAAAGCGGTTCGATATGATCCTCGGGCACTTCTCCAGCTTCACGCGCGGACTCGTGCGGCAGGAGCAGGGTCTAGAAGATCAGATGCAAATGCTGTCGGACATTCTCGATATTCGCGCGCTTGTCGACGCAGACGAGCAGCTTGGCGATTTGCCGTTTCAGCGCCTCGTTACCGGCCTCGTCGAAATGCAGGAGGCCGGAGAAACGCTCGGAGAAACCTACCAGCGAGTTACCGCTGCGTTTGAGTCCTACGCCAAGACGGCAGCGAATCTCAAAATCGAGTCGATGACCGCCGGCCTGAATGACTTTCAGAGCGAAATGGTCAACATTCAGCTTGAGTCGCTGCGAATGCAGGAGTCGCTGCATAACGCGGCCGAAGCTGCGGGGCTGCAATCGGCGCGAACCGAGGATCTTGCGCGAGTCCACGAAATGACGGCGAACCGGATGGCGGCGGTTATCGGACGGATGGAGGAAGCGGGCCGTGGGCTGGTCGAGCAGCTATTCGGGACCGAGTTGACCCGCCTGCAAGAGCAGATACAGGATGCGCGGGCCGGCGGCGCCAGTGACGAAGACATCGCCGGTTTGCTGGAGCGGCAAGAAGAATTGCGAGCTGAGGAAGAGCAGCGCCGCAGGCAACAGCAGGCTCGCGAACTTGCTCAGATCATTGCCGATACGGCGCAGGCTAGTGGCGACGCCTTCTCTGTGGTGGCCGAACGCCTCGGCACGACGCTCGACGAAGTGGCCGGCGTGCTGGGTATGGATGGCGGCGCTTTCGAGCAGATGCTCGAGGACATGCAAGTCGATCCGATGGCGATAGCGTCAGAAATCCAAGGCATGGCCGATCAGATCGTGCATGAATTGGTACGCCTTCCGGGGGCGTTTGCAGCCGCATTGCGAGATGCCGAAGAACCACCTACAGAAGCCCCCGTCGAAAATTCCGACCAGCCCGGCAGCGACCCGCGCACCGGCCCGGACTACCCGACGCCGCAGCCGGGGCCGGAGGCGATCACCGAGCCGATCACCGAAAGCACCGGCGAGACGACGGCCGCTGTCCGTGACCTCGAAGGCGCGTTGACCGACGTTGCGGGCAGCCAGGCGGAAACGTCACAGATGGTCGCTGCGGCGCTGAATAATCTAGCGCAGGCAATCCGCCAACAAGGCGAGGCCGGGCGCTCACGCTCTAGCAGAACGCGTACTGAGGTAAACTGATGGCCGTCACGATCACCAGCGTTGAGCCGACTAGCGGATCGCCGGATGGCGGCACCAATGTCACGATTAAGGGCACTGGCTTTCAGGCTGGTGCTACGGTTGACTTCGGCAACGGTCCGGCGACCAACGTCACGGTCGTCGATTCTGAGACCATCACTTGCACCGTGCCGGCCATTATCGGCATCGAGTCCATCTCCCCAGCTACCGGCGACCCGGCAGGCGGGGAGAGTGTGACGATAACGGGTTGGGGCTTTCAGTCGGGCGCTCTCGATTCTGTCACCATAGGCGGCAGCGCGGCCACGAATGTCACCGTCGTCAGCGACACCGAGATTACCTGCGACACCCCGGCCGGCACGGCCGGCACCGCCGACGTGGTGGTAACCGTGGGTGGTGAGAGCGTGATGCTGGCGGGTGGGTTTGAGTATGTGTCTGTGCCGACCTACAGTCCACCTGCTAGACCCCCTGATTACAGTTACCCAGACGGGTACGGCGGCAACCACTCGCTCAGTGGTTCAAGCATAGTTGCAACTATCACGGTGACGTTCCCGTCGACCTTGAATGATGAAGTTATTGCTGAGGCTGGTGGCTCTGGTGATGGCATATACTTGGGCATCAGGGACACGTCGACAACTCCCACACTCCGCTGGCGTGGAGGCGACGGTGGCGTGCTGCCTCAGAGCAACGCAGCATGGGTCGATAAAGACATTTCTGGAATGGA